CGAATATTGGCCCTCACGCTGTCAAAAGCAACGAGAGAAGACCGGTCGTAGAAGTTCCCGTGAGAATTGCCATACAGGAGATTTTGCGAATGATCATGAGCAATGATATGCCCTTCGTCACTACTCACGATAAAAGACATGTCAAACGCCTCACACGACGATGAATCATACACACGGGCGCGGGAATTGTCATGAGCTCGACAGAACGACTCATCTCGTAGCTTGACATCAGAATGTTCATAAGCCTCAACGTAAGTATAGTCCGTGGCATCGCACTGTGCCCAATCAAAAAGAATCACCCGACTCTCGCCGTGAGCATGAATCTCGGAGGCACCCCGGGCCGTAATCTCTGCGTCTCGGGCTTCCACTTCGCCAGACAACACAATGACATCGGTGCAACCCCTAGGAAGTGAAATGTGCCCATGAGCAGACACGGTGATGTGACCGTCTCCCTCGTGTAGCAAATCAGCTTGAATCTGCGTACCAATCTTTTTCATTGTTCGTTCCCCCTTCAGATGGGTCCATGATACATAATCTTACGGTGACAGGCAAAATCCCCGGCAAACCACTTGGGGAGGAGCAGCGCCGGGGAAACATGAAAGTGTATCTATCAGTGCGGAGCGATCTGATAGATACGTTCGAAGAAGCTGGTATCAATGTTCTCGATGTCGGACACGGAGAAAATTACCGTCCCTTCTTCCAGTTCACGGCCCCGATAAGAGGAGTAGGAGTCGAAGAGGACTTGAGCATCAGAGAAATCAACGAACAACTTTTCACTGTCCACATCGCTATCCCCTTCATCTGACCGAATGTGCGCTACGGAGGGATCAGATTGAAGGATGTAAACAACGCCACTCAGGCCGCGAACAGCTTCCTTGAGACGGACCACGGGAATCCATCGAGAAAAAATCTCATTGATCTTCTCGACGTATGCCTCTTCATTGCTGACAAAATGAATTCGATTCCCATGCAACTTGACATTGGAATACACATCGACAAGCTTGGAAGCAGTCTCCTTGACCTCACCAAAACTGCGATTAATCAACCCCGAATTGAAATACTCAACAAAATCCTCGGGAGTTCGGAAAATTGTCCCACCAATAGCATTGCGGAAATTTTCATCAGCCTGAGCATCCAGAGCCAAAAGTTCAGCCATAATCATCATCCTTCGTTGTTGTTGCGATACGTTTTGATCTCACAAGCGTCGGTAGTGCAGAAACGTTCTCCCAATGCCTGATCACCCCCGCCATACACAATATCGCGCGGCAATGGCTTCAAATTGTCGCACATCTCTCGATACTTCTCTTCCGTAATTTCTTCGTAAGGCATCTGAGGATAAACACCAGTACTCATGGGCAAGAACGACAACGCCTTCACGCGCCCCTCATACAGAGACAAAATCCACGGAATATGCTTGCCCTCTGTTTCGGGGTCGAAGGAAACGGTCACACTCACGGAATTGTCGCTCCACCAATGCTGAGCCTCCGCAGCCAAAGCCACCTTTTCCCAAATGGTCACATCCTTCTCCGACCGCTTGAAAGGAGACTTCACAGGAAAGGCCACAACATACTGCCCCTTGGAGTACACCGACTCCTCTACGACATATCCAGCTTCACGCACCGCAGCCAAAAGCTCATTATCCGGCATGGTGACACGACGAATATAGTAGCCAGACGCAGGATTCCAGTGCACACCCGGAGAGTCCCCCGTCAACAAAGAAACCGTTCCAGAGGGCTTCACCGTTGTCGTGCGAATACTGGGTCTCACACACAGCCAGTCGGAATATATATTGTCGAGCCGTTGGACTTCCTTGTAACCCTCATCACACAGTTGACGCCATGCAGCAATACCGTGGTCCTCGACATAGGTGGAGATACCTGTTTGTGATAGTCCGATACGACGATTGCGCGCCATAACAGCATTAGACTTTTCCGAGAATGTGGGAAGCAAGGTAACCGACTTGGCATAAAGGAAGGCAACCTTGAGAGTCTTGAGATAATCTGTCACGGATTCGGCGCGGGTGGGGAAGGTTTCAACAAGACAACACAGCTCGTGAGGCTCCAAAGGTTGCTCTACGCAAGGGTTGAACCCGGCGGCGCGATAATCCTTGTCATCGCGTTTGTCCTTCATGCGTCCAAAGGCTCGCGTCGTATCCATCCACACATAACCCGGTTCCCCATTGATTGCCGTCTTTTTGGCTAAATCGTTGTAATCCTGACCCACGGTGGCGCGAACGGAGTTATTCGACATCCAACCAAAAGTCTGACGATCAGCAGAAGGCCCCTCAACCCATGTGTCGCCCTCCATGTGCCCGTAATCCTTGAGCGACAAGTATTCATCAGTGGAGTCGCCCAGCAATAGCTCAGCAGAACGACGAGAGGAACCAGACACCACGCAACATCCGACTCGATTGGCGATATCTGCAATGTCACGAGTCGTCAACACCTCGCCTTTGCGCTCATCGAACAAACCGTCCAACCAGTCCAACAATTCATGAAGCGCATCAGGACCGGAAGCTGTCCCACCAAAACGAGCAATGAGGGCACCAGCAGGACGAATCTTGGAATAGTCGAAGATGGGGCGCGGTTTTCCCTCTAAGTGAGCAACAATGAGATACTCGAGAGCTTCTGCCCACCCTTCGCGAGTATCCGGGATCACCCACTCGATTGTTCCGTTGGTACCCTTGACGCGATGGCAGTAACTTCCGTCCACATCGAGACCAACACCTACACCGTTCATCGACGCCAACATGAGGAAGTGCATGGCGTCAGGAAGGTCATTCTTGGTGGAAACGAAGGCGCAATTCTGAAGCGGTGTTCCATCCCAATCGTCAATAACAAAGTCGGTCCCCATATTCGCCAGACCGCGACCCGGAGGCATCCACTTGAAGCAGAACAAACGATCATAGGCGTCTCGAGCCGTTCTCTGAGCTTTTGCAGAGTCCCACGGAAGACGGTTACGGAAACAATGCTCACGCTGAATGGTGAACATGCCCTCAATGACACGCTGACATGTTTCTGCCCATGTCTCCTTGCTCCCGTCCGACTTCAACCGAGAGTAACTGCGCAAGAATGTGATCTCACCCATCGAATTACCGGCTTCGTCCATGTAACCCCACTGAGGCGATTTGTCCTGATACCTCTTGACAAACTCCTCGGACAACTTGAATCTACGAACAGACATATAACTCCTCACATCCTACCTGTGACACGCTGTACGAACCCGCTCTTGTCAATGTCGCAGGAAACTTTCTTTGACTCACCTATTTCCAGCTTCATAGGGGGCACACCGCATTCTCCCACTTTGGCCTCATGGAAAATAGCACCGGGTTTCTTGGCGTACATTTCCAATACCGGATGTGTTTTTGCAATATTATCCCCCGTGTTTGTCACCACAGCGGATGCCTTACCCGAATCATACCGAAAATCACTCAATGTTACTTGGCCCGAATCAGGATAGTCAGCAACAACTGGGTCGCTGGCGCCAATGGAATGCGCACTACTAAACAGCGCCACAACAAGCAGCACTATTCCGGCGACAATCATCTTCTGGTTCGCCGTCAAATTCTTCTTTTTCTTCTGGGGAGTCCTTTCCTTCTCGGGTTGTGTCTCCTCTGTTTTCTGCTCTTTGTGTTCAGGCTCGACAGGGGGCTTTTGCGGCTCAACCACCAGAGGAAAATCAATGTGCAATGGTTCTTCTTTTGGCTCTGACTCAACGGACGGGGCCAAATCCCAATTCTCGCCGTCATCCCATGAGAACCCTCCGTCCACGTCGTTGTCCATGTCGGGGAGTTCATCTGTGGCGGGAATCTCAAAGTCTTCGTCGGACAGATCGGGAAGTGAATCCTCAGCCATAACTCTCATCCTTAAAACGCCCGAAATCAACACGTTCTGCACCGAAAATGTTACTCAACGCTTCTTCCACCTCCACGCATTTCCTTACCGTGAACCCTGTGTCGACGTAATCAGAATATGCCGCCAAAAAAGCCTCATTCCTTGTTTTTTGAGTGAGTTTCATATTGCGAGGATCGGGCAGTTCGCGGCGATTTTTCTTTTTTTCTGTTTTCTGAGGGGTTCTTCCAAAAATATCGCCAGACGAAGAGACGTCAATATCTGTGTCGCCTTGCCCTATCTCGTCAATCAGAGTGCGACAATATTCTGCATCGTCTCCCGTAACAGGATCAACCTCAGCATAATAAACATGACAATCGCCCGGAAAACGTTTGGCCATTTTTTTTATGAAACTTGACACAGTTTGAGAAAGATTTTTTGATCTTCCCCGCGTTACCCGAAATCTCAAAGGAAGCGTACCGTCATCTGCCAAAGGAACGGGAACGATTGACTCAACAGTATAGTGATCCTTTCTGTCATCACGCCCGGGGTAGAACTTCACGGTCAGATCATAGATGTTGCCCGGAACAATTTCTGGAACAACGGGACCCTCGCTGCACGCCAATTCTTTCACGTCGTCAGGAATTGTTACACTACCGTTGACATATGTTGCCTTCACCCGGTTACGAGCCTTCCACCGCTCCATCGCCTTCACCACATCGTCGGAAAGGAACATTGTCTCTTCCTCCCCTTGCGCCCCCGATGTGGAAATGAACAAACTCTTGCGACGCCCCTTCTTGCGAACACCAGACACGACCCGCAGAACCCGATAAGTTCCTTGTGAGTTCATGGAGGTGGTGTCCTTGCAGCGAGACATGGGGTGACCTGTGAGATATGTTCCGGTTGCCTCCAGTTCCAGTTGCATTTTTTGTGAATAAGGATACTCGGGAACATTGGTGTCGACAACGGACACTGGAGCATCGTCAAACAAGGAAAAACTGTCATCGCGAGCAACTGGAGACAACACGGCATCAAGAGAGGACACCACAGCGGAACGAGTGAGACCAAAACTGTCAAAAGCTCCCGAATGTGCCAACGACGTGAAGGCCTGTTTGCTCAAAGAAGTTCTCTGTGCGACATCCTCAACACTGGTGAAATTCCCATGACAACGCTCCTCGACGATGGACTGCGCCGCCTGAGGACTGACATTCTTGACCGTTGACATCCCCAGAACAATGACATCACCATGAGGAGACGTATGGGATTGAGCCTTGTTGATATCGGGAACCTCTACTACGATCCCCATCCGTCGGGCTTCCTTGAGATACATTTTCATCTTGTTCATGTCATCAATGCTCTGGGTGATCAGCGACGACATGAACTCAACCGGATAGTGAGACTTGAGAAACGCACCCTCATAAGCAGTCATGGCATAGGCAACGGAATGAGCCTTGTTGAATGCATACTTGCTGAACGGCTCAATGGTGTTCCACAAAACTTCAACAGCATTCTTCGAGTACCCATTCTTCTGTGCTCCATCGAAGAATTTGGGTTTCATCTCGTTCATGACATCGAGCTTCTTCTTACCCATGGCCTTGCGGAGCTGGTCACCTTCGGCCAGTGCCATTCCGGCGATCCTGTTGGCAATCTGCATCACTTGCTCTTGGAACACGCACAATCCATATGTCGGACCCAAAATATCATCCAACGGCGATCCTGAAAAATCCGGGTGAATAGGTTCTACCTTCTCCAATCCATTTTTTCGGCGTGCATAATGTGTGTGTGAATCCATCCCCATTGGCCCCGGACGCATTAAAGCGGTGGTTGCAACAATGTCGGCAAAACGGGTGGGTTTCATGTCCTTGAGATAATTCATGACAAGATCGGAACCCAGCTGAAAAACCCCAACAGTCTGCCCCGACGAAATGAGTTTGTAGGTGTCTTCGTCGTCCATGTCTCCCGCAATGATCCGAGGCATATGGGGCGGTGTTCTACCTTCGTCCATAATGAATTGAACGGTACGCTGCACAATGTCAATCGTATCGAGGCCGAGAAAGTCAAACTTGATGAGTCCTAAACTTTCACATTCGGGATACGTCCACTGAGACACCAATCTTCCCATGCCATTGTGGTGCATCACTGGAACGGATTCATCGAGAGGGTGCGACGAAATGAGGACCCCGCATGGATGGACACCGCTTGCCTTGTAACGTCCCTCAATAGCGCAGGCACCGTCGATGATAGGTTTCCACTTGGGGTCGCTGGTAGCAGAACGAAAATCGGCTCCCTCTTCATACCATGGCGATTCCAGGTCAACAAGGTCGGACATGTGGCACTCCACCCCCTCTATGGGATCGGGGATGAGTTTGGTGATCTTGTTTGCTTGAGAAAAGGGAATGTCGTAAATGGTGCACATGGATTTGAATGAAGCCTTTGCAGCCATTTTCTGAAAGGTGACAATTCCTGAAACATTGTCCTGACCGTATTTTTCTGCCACATAATCAATGACTTTGTCGCGGCAGTGGGTATTAAAATCGGAATCAATGTCTGGGTTGGAACCGGGCTTGACGACCTGAATGGATTTGATTTTTTTCATCGAGACATTTTCTTCAACGTGCTCATAATTTTCATGGAGGCAATTTCGAGCATGATTCTACCGTCCATACCTTGAGACATGCATGTTATGGCGTCTCCCAGTTCCTTCATGGCCACAAGAATTCCCTTACCGTCGTGGAGAATGTGTGGATCGTCAACAGGGAGCGGACCAATCAATTCTTCTGAAACATTTCGACAAGCTAACAACATATTTCGCAAATCTTCAAAAATCATTTCGGAAAAGTCGCGAAAATCAGTACCGTCGGAATCAATTTTGGCCACCACTGTCAAAAGATCAGTAGCATTCGCATGAGACAGCGCAGTGATGTACTCTCCCTCTCGCGCAAAGGAGGGGTCAAATTCTTCCTGACTGACAAGTGTCTCCACGGCAGTCAACGTATCCCTTACCGATCCACGCCCCATCTTCACGGCGGAGACAACATCGACATCAATATTCTCCGCATCACATATCTTTTGAACATGGGAAGTCATTGTTTCGGCATCCACCAACCGGAACTTGCGCTGCTGGGTTCGAGAAAGAATGGTACGGGGAACTCTGTCAATCTCCGTCGTGCAGAAAATAAACAAAGCAGGCATATCTTTTTCTTCCAGAGGGATCAGCAATGCCTCGAATCCCTTTTGAAGATTGTGCACCTCGTCAAGAATGAAAACCTGACGATTCACAGGCATACTCAGCCGCGCCTTGGACACCAAATCCCTGATACCGTCGACGCTACTGTTCTGTGCCGCCGAGATATATGTCACTCCCGGTTGAGACCCATTGTCAATAGACCGGCATGTGTCACACTCGTTGCACGGATTGCCGTCAACAGGGTTCTCGCAGTTGACAGCCTTGGCAAGAATGAGGGCAGCACTGGTTTTCCCGCATCCACGCGGCCCGGAAAAAAGATAGGCAGTGGGAACGTGGTCATGCTTCACCGCCGACTGGAGAGACCGAGCTACCTTGTCCTGCCCCACTAATTCGCCCCATGTCTGAGGTCGGTAACGCTTATACAACTCCATGTGTATCCCTTCCGATTCTGTTTCAAGTCAAGTGTTGGCGACAGGATTTGAACCTGCACGCTCACGAAAGAACAACGCATTTTGAGTGCGCCGCGTATCCCATTTCTGCCACACCGGCTTCATACGCACTCTAGCACACACTGTCTCCAGCCTTCAACTGGTGTACATACTTCTTGTGACCGTCAACTATCTTGGTGTCGGACACATTGACTCTTTCCGTTGTTCCGTCGTCATAGACAATCTCGTAGGTACTTCCTCGCCCGGCGGAAAGGAAGCGCTCAAAGTACAGACCATATTTCAGTGGGTCAACGTCGGAGATACCCAAAAAATATGCAATGATACTTCCGCCGACTGATCCACGCCCCACACCGAGAGAACTGGCCAAAATTTCCCCTTGATCATCGAAAATTGAGAAACTTTGACCAAATTTGAGATAATCCACAACGGTAACGAAATATCCAATGAAGTCTGACGAATAAATGATGTCGAACTCTTTGTGGACTCGATCAATGGCCCGTTTTTTCATTTCTGGCGATTCATGACCATACCGACGCACAAAACCTTCGTTGACAAGGTGTTTCACATATTCCACATCAGATTCAAAACCCTCGGGAATTTTGGGGTATGGTTTGAGATGCGGATTGAATGTCACAGCGAGATCAGATGCCATCTCAGTGATAAGCAGGGTATTCGACAGGGCGCCCGGAAAATCATCCTCGGGAAACAGGGAAGACATGTGACGGTTGGACTTGACGTAGTATTGGTCCCCTGCGAACGTGAATCGACGGCCACCTTGATCTGTGGACTTGTCTGACATTCTTGCACCTGACTGGATGCACAACATTTCCTCGTGGTGTTTCGCGTCACTGCGGCGTGCATAGTGGGAATCGTCCGTGGCCACCAAACGCAATCCCATGTGTTTGGCCATCATCAACTGTCCCGGAACAAGCTTTTTCTCAATGTCGATTCCATGGTTCATCACCTCAACAAAGAGACGCTCAGGGCCAAAAACATCCTTGAGTTGAGACACCCACTGCTGAGCTTCATCGTACTGGTCGAGGAGAATGCGAATGGACATCTCGGAGGAAGGACACCCTGTGAACACCGCCAAACCCTCGTTGTGATTGGCCAGCATGTCAAAGTCGATACGAGGCTTGACGTACTTGTGTTCGCCGGAAAGTTTGGACAGGGCGAAAAGATTCTTCAACCCGGTTTCATTGATTGCAAGAACGGTCAGATGGGTGTAGGCACCGTTACCCGCGACATCATTACGCCCCGCCTTGACGCCTCCGGGGCCATAGAAAACCGGATGATCGACGTCGGCTCCCCGAGGGTTTTGCGGGGCCACGTAGAACTCGCATCCGGGAACAGGTGTGATACCGGCTGATCTGAACGTGTCGATGAACTGGTACAGCAGGGAAATGGATCCGTGATCGGTGAGACCAAATCCTGCGAGATCGGTTTCCTGAGCCACGTCGCAATATTCTTCAACCGTGGCGAATCCATCCAGCAGGCTCGCGTGGGAGTGGTTATGCAGCGAAGCGTAGCTCACGGGTACAGATCCTTTATGTAGCGTCCAATGTTCTTCATGAATTCCTCCCGCCCCTTCTTTGCCTTTCTCTTGGTTTGAGCAGAAATCTCGCGCGCATCATCGGACACCTCCAAGGCCGAATCGGAGAAGCCGGTCAGTGTGAGGTCGTCAATGGAGCGCACGCGAGACAGGGCGACATATCCCAACCCTGGAGTGAAACATTGGGAAAGATCACACACGACGGAGTTGAATGTCTGCCCCTGAGATTTGTGCACTGTGATGGCGTATCCGAGTTTGAGGGGGATCTGGTACACGGTGGCAACGTTGACTTCTCGCTTTTTGCCATTTTTGTCGCGTACGGTTTCCTTGAGATCGTAACGGTACTGCCCAATGGAGACGGATTGGCCTTCAAAGTCAACCACAACAAATTTCTTCCCGGTGAATTTGTCCTTGGTGAATCCGACGACCTCACCAATGGAGCCGTTCACTACCCCGTCATCGTTGAGATTGGCCGTGAGCATAACTGTTGCCCCCACTTTGAGAGTCACTTTACCGGGGATTCTCTGCTGCTTCATGAGCTGGGAAATCTTCTTGCCCGAACCCTGACTGTGCGAAGAGAATACCTTCTCCTTGGTGGGATTCTTCTCAAGTTCCTTTTCGTTGTATCGGTCCACATTGCGGTTGGTGGTGAACAACTGGATGTGGGGTCCCTTGGGGGGATTGCCACGCCTAGACAGGAGAATATTCTTGGATTCCTCGCTCACTTCTCCGCTGGCAATTTCGTCCAGAATGGCGGAAAGTTTCGTGTCGGTGGAACGGTAGAGATGGTCGAGGTAACAGTAGGAGAAATCGGCATCCTTCCATGCGTCGGTGAGGATGCAGAATCGGTTGTCCACGTCCTCGTCACGGTCAACGGGGGGCAACTGCTGGAAGTCTCCGGAAGCGATGATTTGCATACCACCAAAAGGCTCATTGTTGCCCCGAAAGAATTTGAACTCGGCATCCAATTTGGTGAAGAGGTGAGCCGGAAGCATGGAAATTTCGTCAATGATCAGTGTGTCAGTGTTTCGAATCATGTTACTGCGAGCGTACATGAACCGGCTGATATCTTTGGGGTTGAATGGCGTGGTGTCGATTCCCAGTCCAGCCCATGAGTGGATCGTTTTGCCGCCAATGAGGACAGCTGCGATCCCGGTGGAGGCTGTGACGGCGACGGCTCGATGCTCTTTGACCCGCTTGATGAAGGTGTTGATAACGGTGGTTTTTCCTGATCCCGCTGCGCCTGAGAGGAAGACGTTCTCACCGGCTATCATTCGTGCAAGGGCCTCGGTTTGACACGTGTATGTGCATCCGTCGAAGGCGTCGTTGATGAAATCGTAGCCAAAGAGGGGGTCTATCATGTAGTTCTCCTTTGTTTCCGCTATCGTATCACTAGATCGCACAGTTCAACAATTTTTTGCTCGGACAGGACGAGGGGATCGACCACCGTTTTGAGTCCGGTTTCCCAGTTTGCCGCGACCTTGAGCATGGTGACAATTGACCGATAACCGAGATGAGTGGCTTCCTTAGTGAGATGCCACAGTGCCCCCTTGCTGCATCCGGTTATGTCCCTTTGGGCTTCATCGGTGGACAGGTGCTGAATTTCGAACATGTGACGTATCTTGTCGGTGGTGATACGAGCGACGGCGAAACAGTTGCGGGTCTGGTTGCGGGTCACTCGGCGGAAGGTGTCAATAGCGCTGTCAACGTTGCCTAAGAAGATGTCGTTGCTCACATTCCATGGCGGCAGCGAACCCTTGGACCCCGGAAAGCGTATCCACATGTCTTCGATGGTGATACGCGGATGGAGTGTGCTGGGGATAGTGGACAGGCTGCGAACGACGGGAACCAGCATGTCTTCGTCGTCGCCTGCATAATCGCTGAGGAATTGACGTACGGCGGGGGTAACATTGATTCGGGAGAGCAGGTGATGTGCATCGAGTGGGTCCGCAACAACACCGCCCCACGACTTCACCAGCTCCTTCATGGCTTTCGTCGGTTTCTCACACAAAATCATCACCCCGCAAGAACCCAGCCTCTCGATGTCGGATGGTGAAAGCCTTTGAGCACTCTTGACGAAATTTGCGTTATTTTCCACAGTGACGACATATGACGAAATTTTTCCGAAAAGAGGCGTCTGTCCACATTCTTCCAGCGATTCGGCGTGGCTCCATTCCCCTGTTCCCCATTGTTCGGAAATGTCGTCAATGATCAAAGTTGTGGAAGCTTGAGACATGTGAGGAACTAGCGCAATTTTCACAAGACATCTCCAAAGATTGCGTCATTGTTGTGTTCGAAATTCTCACCGTGACAGAAGGCGTAGCGGGAATCATTGGACACGGCTGCATTGTCTCCAAAAGCCACGAAACCTGACAATTTCACGGTACTGTTCTTGGGGTGGCATGTGTAAGGTACTGGATATGTACGATCTGAGATGCGAATGACATGGCCGTCGAAGATCATGGTTTCCCCTTTGACCCCGGCTATTCTCTTGACGACATTGTGACCGTTCTGGGAAAAGACAACAATCTGACCGGGTTTCATCGTTCTCGCTTTCATGACGACGATGATGGAGCCGTTGTGAAAGGTGGGCAGCATGGAATCGCCGGACACTACATATGTCGAACCCATGTGCGACACCATCAATCCTAGTGCCAAGGAAAATCCCGCAAGAATAGCAAGAAACCCGGCGATGATCCCGTATTTTGAGTTTCTCATTATGTCAAATTTCGGATAGATTGGGAAAGTTGCGCAAAAGCTTCGTCAAACTTGTCACAATTGTGAAAAATTGCCCAACTGTCGTAAAATTCAGCAATATTTCGGAAAACTTCATGGGTTTGGGGATCGTCAAAGATTTTCTGCCTCACGAATTCCACGTCGTTGTAAGAAGGGTTCACGGCGACAGGATGATCATGAAAATCGTTGATATACCACAGCGCCTTTCTCACATCCAGCTCGGCGTTGTCCTTGTTGTTGCGGCGATAAACATATTTCAACGCATTGCCCAACGAGAACGGAAGACATCTCACCACATCAATAAGCTGGTCCCCATTGTCGCTCTGGTAGTACTCGGGATTGGTTGGATCAGCTTCGCTTCTTGACATCCGGAACACCTGCCTCCTCACGAGCCCTCTCAACCTCAGTGGGCCGAACATAGGCAATAATAGCACACAACCCAGACAGCCACAACCCAGAAACCGTCGTGTAAAGAAAACCCTTGTGAGACGCGAACACAGCAACCACAATGAACGCAAAGGCAATGATCCCCATCTTGCGCCGATCAGACAACGACGAACGCAACCTGTACGGCACCCACTCTGGATTCTCCCGCACCCTCTTGTCATGCAGCATTAAGGCACACCCATACTCCACATTAAAGAACGCCCAGAACGTTGGAACGACAAGAACACTACGAATGAGCATCCACCAACCATACATCGGAACCAACATATCCACTACGATGTTCACCAGCACACATCCGACCAGCACACATCCATAGCTGACAAAGAACTTTCCACCATTCTTGCGGAACTTTTCCTCGATCTGGCTAAAAACATTCATGAATCTCTCCCGAAATACCGTTGTGCGTCGAGTATAGCCTCATCTCGATACTCAGAATCCACAATACGCTGAGCCAGAACATGAGCACGACTAATATCGGAATCCAACGTGGCAAACATAAAATCAGACCGACCATGCTGAGTCATCCCGAACACATGGCCACTACCTCGCAACTCCAAATCGGCTCGAGCCACATCAAACCCACTGGAGTGATCGACAAGAGACTGCAATCTGGCCCGTGCATTCTCATCTTGCGAATCAGACACCATGTAACACCGGGAGGGGAAGGAATTGCGCCCCACACGCCCCCTGATCTGGTGGAGAGACGACGCACCCAGACGATCAGCGGACAACACCACCACACGAGTAGCGCCAGGAACATCCACACCAACCTCCACCACCGTTGACGACACCAGCACGTCAATGTCACCAGCCTTGAAAGCATCCAGCGTCTTCACCTGATCCGCCTTCTTCATCTTCCCGTGTACGCCCTCCACCGTAAGATTCGGAAGCAACGTGCGCATCTGATCTAACGTTCCCTTTACCGACGCCGCATCCACCTTCACCGAATCCTCGACCAACGGAGTGACCACGAAGGTTTGATGACCCGCCTTGGCCTCGTTCTCGATGTCGGTCAACACATCGGAGAACATCATACTGAGAAAATCGTTGGGATTCTCGCGCACCCAAACGGTATCGACTGTACGACGCCCCGGAGGAAGCTCATCAAGCGTCACTATGTCAATGTTCCCATACATCGCCTGAGCCATCGACCGGGGAATAGGAGTCGCGCTGGCCATAATGACATCCGCACATCCACTCAAGGCATCGCGCTGAGCAGTCCCGAACTTCTGCTGCTCATCGATGACCACCACACCCACACGCGACTGATCCACATTAAGAACGGCAGTGGTCCCTACCGTGATATCGCACTGATCCGTGTTCCACCCCACAGACACGCCCAACGGTTCTGCCATCTTCTTCGTGGACGTGAACAACTGACGAGCCAAAACCTCGGTCGGAGCCATGCACACAGCCCGATACCCGGCCTCCACTGCACGCAAACACGCAAGCTGCATCACAACGGTTTTGCCCGCACCCACATCGGCATTGAGCAGTGTCGTTGTGGCATCCGGCTTCGCCAAGGACTCGAACAACGCCTTGACTGCCTTGGCCTGAGCACGAGTCAACCTGAACGGCAACCCATCCAATCCCCTCTTGGTCAGATGTGTATCAGACGAACGCATCGACACTCCAGCACGTTTCTTGGACATGAGCAGCTGAGAATAGATCAATTCATGTTCGGCCAGCATCCTCCTTGCGTTATCTAATGCCTCCATGGAATCGGGAACATGGATCTGCTTCAACGCCTCATCATAGGAAAACGCGCCACGGAAATATTCGGGAAGTTCAATGGTCCCCAAACGAGAGAACAACTCCCGCTCGGCCGCCAAAATATCCTTCGACGTGACATTTTTCGTCGCCGACTGGGAATAGATGGGCACCACGGGAACATTCAACGTTTCGGCAACCGACTCAATCGACTTCCCGTTGACACTGACCCGCCCCTGGTAGAAACTCAACTTGCCATTGACTGCCACCCGAGACCCACGAGGAAACTTGTTGCGCAACCAATTCTGTCGCCAAAACACCACGGGCACGCTGTCACCAAACTCCGTATCAATGACGAAACGCACCCCCATGTTACGAGGCAGGAAAGACGAGGACTTCACCGTCCCAATGGCTGTTATGACTTCGCCAACAGTGTACGAGCTGAGCGGCTGCGGATGCGATTTGTCCACGTAACGATAAGGAAAGAATGTCACAAGATCATAAAGATTCCTCAAACCAAAACTTTGGAACCGGGAAGCCTTGACACAATCGAGTTCCTCCACTGAAATGGCTTTCAAACTCTCCAGCGTTCCATTGAACCCCGGAAGCGGCTTGGTGGCAATATTGAAAATCGAACGAGATACACGAACATAAGGATATGGCCCCGTGCGACTCAACAAATCGACAACATTGAGAGCCTTCTTTCGGGGCACCATATAAGTCCCCTTCTTCGTCCTGCGTGCATCAAGAGCTCGCGCAATGTCTTGATACGGCTCCACGGCAGGAAGCGTCAATTCAATCCCCTGCGACGTAAGAGATGCACAAGCCTCAGGAACCCTACCGGAAAGATCCTTCAACACTTTCAAGGTCTCAGGATCAACATCAACACAAAACTCACGAACGGCATATCGAACCACATAGGCATTGATAGGTCTCAAATCGCACTGGTACACATACACGTCGTCGCGAAGAAAATGAGCGACACCAATAGCGTCTCTGTCCACATCCGGCAACAAATCACGAGACTTGCACATCAGGGAACCATTGGAAATCCACAACTTCACATCAAAAACGTCGTCAACATCCACAGTTTCCGACTCAGTAACAATCTCCGTCTCGTCGCCCCATAAATCGATCACAATTCAGCCGCCCTCAACACCGACCCCGCAGCACGCACATACGAAATCGTCTTAGGGTCCAGCCGATCAATAATGTTAACCAAAAAATGTACATACTGGGTTCTGTCGCTCATGTTCGGCAAATTTTCGGAATCATTGAGAAAAACCTCCACCAATTTACCCATACGCGACAACAATTCAGATTCCAAATCAATAACAAAAAACGCCCTGTCCACCGGCTCCATTTCCTTGGCCTGTAGGAACGTTATCACAGTGCGCGCCAACATCGGATCAGCATTGAGAACCCCCACAACGAAAGCATACTCATCAGACAAATCATCGCGGGAAACAAGCTGAGCCACAACCGATTTTTCCTGCGGACCTAACTGGGTATACGCCTGATACACATTAAGAATCTTCCGTACCTGTGTGATTTGATCCTCAAGAGACGGAATGTGAATTTTCCTCGAAGTCCAATCGTTCGCTTTCTTTTTAGGCTCCTCAACAACTGGCATAGGTGGTTGGGGAGCGGGTTCACTTTTCTCCTCGCGAATCTCTTCCTTCTCGGGCTTTTTGCTGGGCGCAGATTTCTTTTCCGCCGGACTCAAGAAAGACGACACATCCTCCCCCGTGTCCTCGGCAGCAGAAACCGATGCACTGAACATGGCGTCAAAGTCTTCTTCGTCGTCGACAGCGAAACCGGAACCCTCATTGTCCAAGGCAAACTCGCTCATAACTCAACCTTTCTAGCGGGGGAGGGCGTCAAACATAGTTTATCTTATAAG